TATTTATTAATCCGTTATTTAAGGCGGTATCACAGGGCTAAGAAACGGTCGATAAGGGACTCAGGAAGCAGAATGACCTTGGTCGGAAACAGGAGAAAATGAAAGCAGTATAGGCTGAATGGCCCCTGTAGGATTGAAACAAAAGACACAACAATATGATTTTAAAAACAAAAACCAGTTAAATTTATGGAACATACCCCCAATAACACCCCCAAATGAAAACGAGCAGAGCTATACCAGAAACATTCGCTCTTTGAATAGAGTGTTTCCTAACCAGCCAACGTCATTTGCGCTGACGTGGAACAGCAGTTTTTTGTCTCTCAACCCAAGCATCCACTTCTAATCGGTTATACATTATCGGACTGTTATCCTTAGGTTGGCAATCGCCTGAATAGTGTCGATACTCCCTTCCCTCCACCCATGATTTTTCCCGTGCAGATCTGATTGCGTTCTTTGTGAGGCCAGTGATCGCCATCAGTAAAGACTCAGTAACCCATTTATTTGGTTCTATTCGAACTGTTTGATATTCCATAACCCACACACAATTTTTAACGAGGAGGAAAACAGTTGAACATATATTTGATGGACCTAAAAGAGGTTTGCCGCACTGTTGGGTTCAAAAAAACGGCTATTTACGAGTGGATGAATGCGGGTGAGTTCCCAAACGCTATCAAGCTAGGTAGGTCAGTAAGGTGGGTATCAACGGAAGTGGAAGAATGGATAGCTGAAAAAATTCGTGCTACAAGGCAGGAAAATAGCGATATTTGAAGAGGCCGATATGTGGCTCGAAGATTAGTCTTCATTCGAAGGCCATCAATACCGTAGGCAATCATCTATCTGTACTAGCTAAAACCTCAGCTGGCAGTCTTACGGTACAGAGCTGAATCTAATCTGGCAGTCAGCTCTGTGCAAGATGCGGAAGTTGCTAATAACAGTTTGGGTGGATCACGGGTGTAGGTCAGCACCTCCCGATCACCGTTTTGTCGTGGTATAAAGTCTTACTTTCAGGTGTCAGAAGGTGCATATCCAGTCAAAATATAACTCGTCATCCTGCTACATAACCATTCACCCCCGTAAAACGGCTCAGAACGATTCTGAGCCGTTTTTGCGGGGTAAGACGAGGGGTTTCGGGGCTTTGACTTTAGGATCGCGCTGAGGGCATCTGAGGCGGTGTGGTAAAGGGATGTTATGGTAAGCATATACAAGGAAATAAATTTATGCTTATCAAATACATGTTGGATTTTAAATCTTTTGGTATAATAATTACACTATGCCTATGTGGTGGATCACAATCCCGTAAGGCATTGAAATTAAAGGAAATTTCATACTAACCCGCCTTCAATGGTGGTGCGGTAGCTATGGGTCTACTTAAGATGCTGACAGCCTTTCACTCTTGTAAAAACTCCGGCAGTGATGATTTTATAAAAGAAAAAACACCCTTTCTCAGTAAGCATAATTCAAATAGTGCCAGTAACAGTGATAGGAAATGGCTAACAACTGGATATTACTTTTGGCTTGATTCAAAAAGACATGCTGAAAAATGGAATTACAATGAAAAAGACGGAAATGTGATAGTTAAATTCAAACTGAATCTTTCTTATGAAAATGAGTATGACATTTTTGATCTTGCAGGAAATGCAAATCATCAAGACATGTTCACAGAATATATGAAAAAATATAAGGAACGAAGAGATAGCGCAGCCCAAAAGAAAGGGAGAAAACTATCTAATATAGTGGTTTCAGAAATAATTGAAGCCATGCTAAGAAATGCAACGTTTGCTAAGTTTAAATCGATAAAATGCAATGATGACCGAAACTCAGGGGTAACAAAAATTCCTTTTGATGATGATAAACTATGCATGCCAATTGGCCAAGCATTTCAGATTTGTGTATTCGAAAGAAATAAAAATACCATCATATTTGAAGACATTGTTCACAGAGGGGTATAATCATGAACATCTTATCTAGTCTATTGAAAGATTTAGATTTAATGTCCGATGATGACATATTAGAGTTAGCGATGCGGCACTCTGAAAGCACATTTTATGCTGAAGAGTTCGTATCAAACTTTAATGCATATGATGATGTTTCGTTATCAAACTTCTCAACGAACTCCAGATTAATAGATTTAGTTATTAACGAGTATTATATGGTAGTAACAGAGGCACTTGAAAGAAATAACAAAAGAAATAAGAACAATATTCATGACTTTTATTTACTTGGACAAGTTTCAACTCTGGATGTGCGAAACACCACCCCCACCTCACTCTACTCTGATTTAATATCTTCAAAAAGATACCCATCAAGAATGGGTGTAATGAAAGCATTTCATACATCACTAAGCTCCGTACAATCCATTTGTACCTCGGGATTAGATTCTTTACTAAAGGTTTGCTAATATGAAAGTTATAGGTCACTTTGTTGATGAAATGTTTTTTACTGATGAAAAAACACTTAGCATTCTTGGAAAGAATCCCGGTGAAAATGGAAGTATCGAGCTTGGGTATAGATATAAAATCAAAACAGAAAGCGACTTCATAATAAGATTTTCTGTTTTCATTCAAAATCAAATACCTCGTAAAATGTATTTATCAATGAATGTCATTTTAGATCTAGAGGAAACCATTACTGATGCATTCAAGAAATCAAAACAACACAGAGATGAAGCAGCCAAACTAGCTTACCCATATTTAGAAACATTTATACTTGGGTATTTTTCTTTATCTGGATATGGCGCCATATCAATTCCATCCATAGATATTTTAATTTCAAATAAAAATAACCAAGAGTGACATTTGTTATTTTATGATATAAAAACCTCTATTATTCTACACACCTGTGACTTGAATACACGCTTCTCCATTACACTGACTTAAATTAGCCTGTGGGGCTTTCTTCTGCCAGACAGCCTCCATTCTTTTAGCAATCCGGCTGTATCCATCGTTCATAAACCAAGTAATCGCAGTCACGCAGGAAGCCAGAACGAAGAATAGAGCCAGGACAAGTTAAATCGCGGATTTCCATATACAGCGGAACATTGCTCGGCATATCATATACACGGATTCATTAGCGGTCAGGGCATTAACGGCAGGTTTCTCCTGCGCCAGTCCGGCCTGTTATAACTACTGTTCAACTTAATTCAGTACTATACCAACAGACTTCCTGACGGTATCCGTCATATTGCCGGACGCAATGTCTAGCTCACAGATAACCGGAGCCAGTAGTATTGGCTGGCGGCTTAACTGAGCAGGCTCAGCCAGAAACTGCTCAATCAGCATGACAACGCGCTTTTCATGTGCCTGTGGATGCCCGATAAGAGCCGCGATTTTTTAACTTTGTCACTCATATCAAATCCTGTCTACGTCTATCGTGAAAATGACGAGCCTTTATCCGGCTTCTGTAGTTTACGCCTTATATCTTTTTCTCTGGACCAACCTCAGTTGTTATAGAGCGGCGTTCGCGGATTACTGTGCCTGTTGAAGAGTACTGGGCATTATGCTTGGATTTACAACATCACTTAACCGGCATACAGAGTGACGATTTTGTTCCTAGCAGATTAAATCAACACGATATATGTAATACCTGACAAGCGTCAGCTCCTCGCTCTAAGCAGACTGTCAGACTTGATTGTTTGCTGTCAGTGGAACCGTCACAACAAGTCTGAGCTAATACAAGTCATTAATCCCCTGATGCTTCCTGCGCGGCAGCATTCACTTTCATTCCCCAGATGCTGTCTTCATGCATATCAAGGCGCACATCTATCCAGCTGTTCAGAGGAACATCGATTGGCCCCCCCTTAGTTTTCACCATTTCACCTTCGTCATTTAAGATATATTTGCGCTTAAACAGGCGAATGGTCAGCTTACCGTCATCGCCTTGCTCAGCCTCTACAATACCGAGTTCACCCATTCCGCCCGGGTCCATTGGCGGCAGCAGCTGCCATCCCTCCGATGCCAGACCCGCTGAACCAGTCAGGACATAAACACCAACATCAAGCCGGGAAATATTAATTCCCTCAGCCTCGTCGTTTGCTGTTCCGCACCCACACCAGTTGAAACCATCGGAGTCGATATCTGTGCGCTGGCTCTCTTCCTGCGATTTAACGATGCGTGCAACCGGCGATGCTGCCTTGAGCGTGCCGTCACTGGCTTTTGTGGTATTACCCGTTGTATACCCTTCATGGTAGGTCCATGCTGAACCGCTGTAATATGAGAACCAGGTTCTCCTGAGCGAATAAGACTGGTGAATACGGGTTGGCCTGTTCCCTCTGTTAATCGTTAACGTTGTCAGGTCTGCTGAAACACCAATTTCAGAGTATCCATCACCCGTGGAACCATAAAAACCTGTTGGAGTGCTGCCATCTTGTAAGCGGATACTTGCTCCGCTAGGAAATACAGCCCCCACACCAAAATCACCAACGGAAAGCATGTCTCCGGAGGTGCTGTAGACGTTCCTCGTGGCGCTACTTCCCAAACCGAGGTTTGTGCGAGCGCCTGATGCGGTTGTCGAACCGGTACCGCCCTGGTTAACGGGTACGGCCCCGCCGCTCTTAGTCGCCATATTGTCAGACAGATATTTCCATGACGGGCCGGTGAACGTAGTGCCGTCTGGCAACTTCACAGTGATGTTTCCGGCGGAACCGTACACCTGCTGCCAGTTCTGTTTGTCATAATTCAGTCCACGCAGCGCTTCAGCACTTTGCGCCACCAGCGCAGCCGTTACCATATTGAGTGCCACGCGAGGAACTGCTGACCAGGCCGCACCTGATTGTGTAGGCCCGGTAAAGTTGCTGACCAGCGTCAGCTGGGTATTACTCTCTACCGATTTAACCGGCAATGTATACGCCACGCCGCCAACTGTAGAGACAATAAAGTCACCTGCAGCGATTTCGGTTGCGAATGAGGTTCCGGCACCGCCAACAATTGCGGACCCGTTTGTCAGGGTGATGGTTCCTGCAGACATTTGGACTCCTGAATTTAGGTAATAAAAAACCCGCCGAAGCGGGTTATTGGTTTTCTTTATTTGTTGCCCCCCCATCAGGCGGGCCGCTATTCTCAATTTCTTGAAATTTCTTATAAGTTTCTATATCAAAGAAAGACACATTATCGATTTCCCGCTTCGGAAGCAGTGTTCTGAAATCATCTAACGTCAGCCTGCTCATAGTGCCAACTATGCCAATTCCCTGCCTGATATAATGCGATTGATAGTTAGAAGTAAACCTAACCTGTAAGGTGTCTTTATCCCTATAGCCACTTAATAACGGAAGTAACTCTACAACCTCATAATCCCCATGCTCGAAAGCTGGGCAGCTCACAATACCCACATACACTTTTTTTGATTTGAGAGAAACAAGCACAGGGAACTGGCTTACAGAAGCCTCCATGAGCATTGCCTCAAGAGCATTGGTGCTTGTAATCTTTGCTAATACAGAAATGTGTCTTTCAGGATTAGTGAGCCACCAGCGCTTCGCAAAGCCAGCTAGCGTAGCCAGTGTAATGGATGTGAAAGCCCATACAAAAAGCTTAAGGTCTCTGAAGTTGATAGAGGAGTCACCGTTGGTAACAGGGAACATTCTTGCGATCTTTTGAGGAGTAATCCCGATAACATTAGAGAGCCAGCGAAATAAGCCAAGGAAGCTCATGAGTGAACAACCCAGCCAAGCTATAACGACAAAAACGATACCCCATAGAGCTACAAAAAAATAAGCGTCCCATCCAGAGGAACGCTTAAATTTATATCTATCTGATAATGAGTTGGTTACGTAAATGTAACCGCACATCAGGATTACAGCTATCTGCAACGTATTCACGCAGGTACTAGCCTTCTTTAGAGTCCTTGACCTCGGCAATACCGCTTAAATTATGAATTTGAGTTGCGATCGCATCTTGTACTGCAACATTTTCAAGGTTAAGCGAGATATACCCATTTTTATTAATGGTATAACGCCCTTTGTTGCGAGACAAGGCCCTGCGGAGGCGTTCTGTCGGATTACCCATCGCCATCATATCGATCGCAGGGGATAACAATGTGGTCATACATACCCCCTTGGTTGTCTGTTAGTGAAAGAAGTAACTTTGCTTACATGCAGTTTATAGCCAGCTATAACTTTTAAGCAATCTTCATTTAGTCAAGATAGCCCCACGTTCGACGATGATCGCGATGGCCACTTTGCAAGTTAACACCACTTTCGAAGAAGTTACCCCTCAGGTAATAGTATACTATTGTCACGTTCTCGGGAGATAGGCTGGGCCTATGATCCGGTTGAAGAGTTCAAGAATATCGTAAATAGCACTTTTTGCACAAAATGCATGGCTTGGTTGGAATGCAGGACAACAAAGATTGCTGTAATATTTCGCCCCCTCCGAATGCCTAGACTAAATTTTAACCACATCAATCTTTGAAAAAACAACCAAAAACCGCCGAAGCGGGTTGTCAGTAAATTGCATCAATGACGGGTATAGTGAGGCTTGTCAGCCTTCGCCCTACGACGCTGTATTGCGAGGTCCATGAAGCGGCATTTCTTCCTCTGCCGGCACGCACCAGATTGCCGCTGCGGATCAGTCCAGCCCATTTGATGTAGTCCCAGCCAGTGTAGACTTCACTGTTATATCCGTAGCGGCCAAGCAAAATCATGCCCTCGCCAATATCGGTATTTGACCATGATGGTGTATAGGTCTGGTTCCGGTACACAAATGGCCTGCGCGTGGTGGAGAACACACAAACACCACCTTTGATGATGTTCAGCCCCCTCCCTGGCGTCGGGCTTACGCCACTGGCAAAAATTGCGATTTGCATGGTGACCGTAGCATCCTGATCGAGGCCGGAATGGTCTTTTGTTGCAATAATATTTGAACCGTCAAACTCAATTGTGACGTTATCAGCGCTCCATTTCGCAAACACCAGATAGCGATCGCGGGATATATTTGTCGTTGGGGTGGCCCAGCTACCGGTGAAAGTGACGGTACCGCGCCAGACGCAGTAGCCCGACATCGTGGCATCGGTGATTGAGAGGAAATCCGTGCTGTCCTGAATCAGCAGCCCTCTCCCGGATGAGGCCGGGAGGATTTGCCAGATAGACGCATCGAAGGTTTTTGCGCGCCCCCAGTTATCACTCCACCAGGTATTCATGGTGATGGTGTTACCTGATACGGTAAATCCATCCAGCATGCCGATAGTGGGAATGAGGTTTGTACCCCGGTTAAGTTTGTAAACCGTATTACGCGGGATAACGACGATCTGGCTGCCATCCACCCGCTGATTAATGGTGTACTGGTTAACATCCCATGCTTCGCTGACGTTCTGGCAAAACGAGGGGCAGCGGAGCCCGGCCGTAATTTCCATTGCCGGGCCGCCGTCGTCGTAGGTAATACGTAATCCTTTTGGCATTGTCACCACTCTCCAAGAACAATCAGGTTCCCACCACCGAGATCAATTCTTACGCCCCTTCCATCAATGGTGACGCCATTGCCATTCCCGGAGAACGCAAAATTACCGCTGGCGGCATACAGCGCGCCGTGCAGCTCACAGTTCCCTGATTTATCAATGTTCCACCCTGCGCCACCAGGACCAGCCACATAGTTTGAAGATCTGATGTAATTTCCAATCTTCGCGTTAGTAATGCTGCCGTCCTGGATAAAGGCATCACGGATGAACACCTGGCCGTTATAGACAAAAAATGCTGCCTGGTAATTTCCCGGATCGCTTCCCGAGTAGATACCAAACTGGTCAGCAGCAAAGACCACTGTGGATTTGTAAGACCCGCCAGATGGCTCGATAGACATCCCGAAACCAGTGTTGTACTTCACACCACTTCTGACTATCCCGAGATTGAGCGTATAGGACGCCTTTCCTGTCCCATCACTGTTTACTTCTGCCGTCAATTTCTGGTTAACAGCTGTGGTCAAATCCCCTACCTGGGCCTGCACGTAGGTAGACAGGTCTGCAAGGCCTTTATCCACTTCTGCGACCGTTGTTTTAACAACCAGGATATCAGCGCGTACCTCCCCGTACTGCTGATACTGGTGTTCAACCGTTCCGTGATTTGCCAGGGCATTCTGCATGGCTGCTTCGAGGTTGGTGTCCACGCCTTCAGAAACATTTTTGAAAGCGTCAGAGTCACGCACGGCATCATCAATAATGTCGATCAGCTCCCCGGTTTCCGTCTGGCACAGCGCGGCCACCTGGATGAAGGCTGATGTACCGAATGCATTGATGGTCCTGATGTACCAGTAATAGGTATGTCCATTTTTCAGGTTGTGGCTTGTCCACGTCGTGCCAATACCCGCACGCGTGGCTCCGGCCTCCACGGTCGCCGTATCTGTATTGGCAAGCGGCTGCTCGCCGGACGTCCAGAAATCGAACTGGGTAGAAACATTCGTGACGGCTGCCAGGCGGGGAATAAGCATCACTGCAAAGAATGCCTGCTCAACAGTGACTCCAGTAGGCGGTGGCGGTGCCTGAATGCTGAATTCAAGATATGCCTCTGGCGAAGCTGCCCCCATCTGATTAACCGCAGTGACGTGCGCAGTGTAGGTGTCCTGCAGCAGGCCTGTTAACCGCGTGAATGAGCCGGGAACCTGAGCTGTCAGCACTGGCTGCCCGTTCCTGCGGATAACAACCTGGTTATAGACAAACTGCCCGATGTTCTGCCAGGAAAGCACGCCCTGCACTACCTGACCTATTTCCTCTACGGTGTATCGCAGGTTCTGAGGCTGAGCCACTCCACCAGGAGGGAGCTGGGTAAAATCAGGACGACCGATCGGCTTACCAATGGCATCACCCCACACGTCAGCGGTTTCCTGCTTCAGCGTAATTTGCACGCCGTTCTGCACGCCAAATTTCCAGTCTGTCACGCGCATCTCGACGCTAACGATCCCAAGTGAGGGAAAATTAACTTTTACGTACATACCGGGACGGTACCGGTACCCGCTCAGGTTCAGCGTGAGATTCATCGTTCGGGAAATGCGGGTCCGCTTGAGCTTAATGTCGGCCAGCCGCTGGGCCTGAAATTCAGACGTAACGAAACGCAGCTTAAGATCCTGCGATATCTCCACGCCGTCTTCAGTTACCCACTCGCTCACAGATACCGATGGGAAATCTGCTTCGGAATAGGTCTGCTTCGGATCGACAAACGTTCCGCTGATGGTGTTCACGCGCTCAGACTGTGACACCTCAGGCATGATCTCGATATCGCCGGCCAGCTGACTCTCGGTGATAACTTCGGTTGCGGGGCCGTAATACGCACCAACGAGGATGCCATGTTTACCGGCGATGAAGGTTGGCTCTGCTGCGCCAGCTGTCAGCATCGCCTCAAGAATGCTCGCCTTATTTTCGCTGAGGTCAAATTCCCCGTTAAGCGTATAACGTTTTTCCGTCGTGCCGTCGCCGTTAGTCACCAGCTCGTCGCAGATGTTGGCCGCCTCCTGAAACTGATCCCAGTTAATATCGGCATCAGCGACTTTCAGGTAACTCCGGTAATAGTCCAGCACGCACAGCGCCAGATTGTTGCTGTACTCCGTGCGGCCTGTGCGCGGGTCGTATACTTTCCTGCCCGTCTTCTCAACCTTCACGTTCGGGATGCCGGACGGGAATTTCTCAGCATTGTATTTCAGAGACAGACGAAGCCAGGAAATCCCCTTGCCGATCATGTCATCTTTCCACGACGGGCAATTTTCAAGCATAAACGGGTCTGCTGTCTGGCGGTCGATATGCACTTCATACGTGGCGTTCTCGCCATACGAGCCAATATCATCATCGCCCAGATAAATGGTGCCCGTGCCTGATATTGGGTGTCCCGCCAGAGTAATGGCAAGGTGAACCCATTCACCATCAGTCTGCTCGCCAGACTGTTCTTCAGCGAAAAACAGAGTGCCTGCAGATACGGTCCTGCCATAAACAACCGTTTTAGGGCTGGCAGCCGCGCGCAGCACCTGCTTACGTTCTGAAGTGTCCCGATAAGACCCCAGTGATGGCTTCTTGGTCATCATCTGTGTGGCGACCTGAGCGGCAATGGTGATTGCCATTGCGATAGCGTAGGCTCCATTTGCTGCGGCGGCACCAGCGGCTACCGTCGCGATGATAGGAATTGCAGCAGGCATCAGCGAACCCTCCACGCACTAAGGGGCTTTATCCGAAGGCAAACCAGCCCCGTTTCTCCCGGCACCCACACTGCACCACCGTAAATTACCCCGGCGCATCGGGTACCCGCGTTTTCCACTACCGCGATATCTCCGCGCTGAGCCATCTTCACCGGCACTTCATCGAGGTATTTAGCCAGCACCTTTTCAACTGAACCGCCGCCGCGCAGCAGCGCCTTTTTTGCGCCCGTTTCGCTGTCGTAGGTCCCGCGCCAGCCGTCGGCGAAATTATCCCCGGTCATCGCTTCCGCACAATCTGCCGCAAACAGGCAGCAGTCATGTTCGCCCCATAAAAAAGGCCGCTTTTCAGCGGCCCTTATCACGGCGATTAATCTGTTATGCCAGTCTGGATGCTTCATGCTTCCTCACGAATAGGTAAACCCTGGCGCATCTTTTTTGCTGCCCCAGTAAATTGAACGTTCTGCCATCTGTGCGACGTAACGAAATATGCGGTCGCCTGGCTGAGTGGACTGGTGTGACTCGTCGGTATAGCGGTCCGGGAACGGTCGCTGCCAGTCCTCAAAAATATTACTGACGGTGTACTGCAGGGCATTCGTTTCACCTGCCGTTGCCCCGGTGCCGGAAACCTTCCCCTTAAAAATCAGGTCTGCAACCTGAACGACGCCGTTATCATCCATCGCCACCAGATACAGCTCCGCTGGCCTGCCCACACAGCGCTCATTGAGCGTTTTAGCAAACAGCGACATATCCAGCCCTGATAGCGTCATCCTGAGCTGCGTCGGGCTTGTTGTGTTGGTTTCGCCTACATCATCGATGGCGCCCATCGTACCCATGCCGTAATAGACATAACCGCCCAGTACCAGCGTGCCGGTACCGGAATGCACGTAGGCAGTACCGGACTTAAACTGGACATTCGCCGCCAGTACGGCGGTAACCCTGTGGCGGGATAACCAGTCCACCATCGAATCAGAAAACGGTGAATACAGCATCAGAAAGCCTCCTCAAACTCCAGCGTGTAGCTGGTAAAAATGCCCGGCACACGGTTACCTGCCCCCTGCTGGTTATCCTTCAGCTTGAAAATGCCGTATGGCTTAGCGACTTCGATTTTCCCGTTGGCAGGGGGAGAAGCGCGCAGCATAGGCGCAAAGGGAATAACGGCAGTTCCTGCTGCAGTGCTGGTCACATCAGCGGTGACCATCTTCAGCTCGTCATTAACGGTAAAGTAATCACCGGTGCGCAGTACCAGTGTGCCGGGTGTCCAGCCCTTACTGCCGAGCTGCGTACCGGTCTGGTTTGCGTCAGAAACCACCGGATTTCCGGCTGGCGTTCTGCCCCCCCGCCCCCAGTCTCTGATCTTCACCCTGCCATATTCACCATCCAGATCGGCCACCAGCGCATCGATGCGCCGGGATTTATCATCTGTAAGGTTGCTAAACGTCAGGGAGCAGATCCAGCGGGTGCCGGGGAAACGGACGGTCTGTGATGCACCATTAAACGGGGAACGAAATGTTTTTGTGTTACTTTCCGGCCGCCACGTCAGCGACGCCGGACATACATCTTCAGGCCATTCAAGCACAGCCATAGTCACCCCTTAGTTAAACGCCAAGCATCCTCCTGGCCTGACCGTTGGTCTGAAAATCACTCAGCATGTCCTGACGCGCTTTTTTAGCACCATCGGCAGCTCCCTGACGCGCAGCCTCCTGCATGGCACGATTAAGCGCGGCGTCACCGTTACCAGAAACATTGATATGCTGGGTGATATGGATTTCACCACCTCCACCTCCAGCAGCTGTAGTGCCGACCATCCTGACGCCAAGAGTGCCATTCGGTGTCCTGGTTAGTGGCATCACAGCCTCGGGGCCAGCTTCACCCATCAATCCATCGCCTTTGGCAAATTTGAACATCGTCGGGCTGGAAATGATCGAATTACTGAAATGGCTAAGATTTGGGGAATCAAAGACGCCACCTTTGGCAAACTTCAGTCCGCTGGCCGCGCCGGAATATGCGCCTGACGGTGTACTTCCTGAAGAGGTTGCATCACCCCCACCAAAAAGACCACCAAGAGAACCGAATAGTCCCCCGCCTCCTGCAGACTTCAACGAATTGACCAACATTGCGTTGAGGATGATTTTTTGCATAGAAGCCAGTACCGATTTCGACCAATCCTCCCAGTCAACTTTATTGCCTGATAAAGCATCGGAAATATTACCGATAAGACCTGTCATTGAGTTGTTCACAAGGTCTGCAGTCTGCGAGGAATAATCAGAAGCGGTATCAAACCAGTTTTTAAATCCCTTCTCGGCACCTGCAGTCCAGTCAGCCTCAGAAGCAGCGATTGCTTTATATTTTTTGTCCAGTGCATCAAGAGCCGCCGCACGCTGTGCGATTGCTTCGGTACCGCCGTCAGTTTTGGCAAAAACACGGTCAATCTGCTGCGTTTCATCGAACCGGCTGCGCTGGCGATCGCTCATTCCTCTGGTTTCGGTTGTCAGCGTCGCCTCGTCCCTGAACTTCCTGGCCGCTTCAGTTAAATCCTTCAGGGCATCAGCCTGTTCGCGCTGCTTGCGCACGTTCTCATCAGCCTTTTGGGTCCACTTTGCCAGTTCTGTAGACGATGCCTGAATAGCCCTGCGCTGCTCGTCGGTCCATTTAGTGCCTGCCTGGTGGGAAGCCGCATAAAGATCTGAGGCCTTTTCTCCCTCCGTTGCCCGCACGCGCTGTACATCAATAGCCACGCTCAGATCAGCCATCTTACGGGAATATTGCTCAGCGGTGCTGGCCGCTTCACGCTCGGCTTTACTCTGCGCATTCGAAGCAGCCGTGGAGGTCTTTTTGGCCTCAGCTGCTGCCGCATCCTTTTTGGCTGCCTGATCCTTGTTATAGACGTACTGGGTGTAAAGAGCCCCCGTCAGCTTCAAATCTTCAGCTTCATAGACGTGCTGCTGATGGAGTTTTTCTAAGCCACTGAGGCTGGCCAGCTCATTATCGCGGCGTGAGCGCTCAAGCGCGGTTTGCTGCTGAGGTGTTGCGTTCGCCAGAGAGACAACTGGCCCGGCATATTGCGGCGGCTTGGCGCCAGCGGTCGCTGACATCGAGCGGTTTAACAGGTCATACGCACCTTTCAGGATTGAAACGGCACCAGCCTGTTCGATAGCCTTTTGCGTGGCCAGGTCACTGGCATTGTTTACCAGCTTCTGCGTTTGCTCGACTTTTGAGGCTGCCTGTTCGCGCTGGTACTCCAGCTGGTTCAGCTTGTCGGTCAGCTCGATGTTTTTGGCCGTGATGTCGGCCTGGTCCATGAAGGTGTTGATCAGGGTCAGCGTCGGATGGCGGTTGTAGTCCTGCTGGATTTGGTCAACCGCCTTAAGGCTGTCTTTCACCTTCGCGATCTGAGAGTCGAGGTCGGCCAGGTCCTGTTTTTGCGCCTGTAAAGATGTACGGGCATCAGCCGCGGTCGAACGCAGGCCAAGCACCGACATCTGCTGGAGCTTGGTGTTGATCTCGTCAAGGTTGTTGGCAAAACCTACCGCCTCACGGTGCACCTGCTGGGTATGTTGATAAAGGCCATACATCGCAGCGCCGGCACCGATAATCACTCCAGGCCAGCCACCGAGAATGCCAAGAACGCCACTACCCAGGCGGGACATAACCGAGGCTGTATTCGTGAGGTTATTTACGGCCGAAGTCCTGCCAGCAAGCGCCGTATTTAGTGATGCCTGAGCTGCAGCAAGATTACGCTCAGCGACAATCTGAGCCTCAATGCTCGTCGCCGCTGCGCGCGCCTGTTGAGCGCGGTAAACAGCCTGCCGACCAGCGGCAACGCTAACCTGAGCGCCGCGAACCTGAGCCTGCGCCAGTGCGACCTCGGCGGCCGTATTAGCGAGGACTGCCCGGGTTGACTGAGCAACGCTGCCGACCATGTTGCCAAAATAACGAGCGAGGCCAACACCAACCAGAATACCGGCTGTATTTGCCACATCATCGATGTTATTCGCCAGACCATCCAGCACGCCGGAAAGCGTTGATGATGCGCCGACCGCATCGTTCGCCCCGCCAACCCATGCAAGGAAGGCGTTTTGCACTTTCTGTGCAGATCCGCTGATGGATGCGGGAAGCGTGTCGAACTCTTTACGCAGGATCTCGACGTTGGTAAGCAACGGGACGATTTTGTCTGTGGTCAGCTCGCCGTTGTTGGCCATATTACGCAGACCACCAACAGTGGTACCCAGGCCATCAGCCAGCAGTTTTACCAGCCTTCCCCCGTTCTCCATGATGGAGTTAAATTCTTCGCCACGTAAAACACCAGACGCTAACGCCTGACTGAGCTGAGTTATAACTGAGCTGGCTTCTTCTGTGCTGGCCCCTGATAACTTCAGGGATGTTGCGACAGTTTCGGTAACTTTCGCTACTTCTGCAGAAGCGTAACCAGCTGATCGCATGGACTGAGCAATACGGCTATATAAATTCGAGTTGGCAGTAAGCGATGTGCCTGTGCGTTGGCTTATGTCCATCAGGGTGCGCTGTGCTGCAGCAAAATCTTCTGTAGAAGTTGATGCCAGCCGCAAGCGCCCATTCATTTGGTTCCATGTATCGGCAAACTGAACCAGCTGATGCGTGGCAAATGCACCAGCCCACGCACCGGCAAGCCCGGCAGCAGAGGATCGCACGGTTGCAAGCTGAGAATTCAGGTCAGCCAAAGACCGCTGAGTTTCACGCGTGGCCACTGCAGCTTTTTTCCCGCCCTGTTCCATAGTGCGGTAGTAATCGGTTCCCATGCGGGACGCTCTGGCGATCTCTGACTGGAAAGAAGAAGAGTTCGCCGAAATTTTGATGATTAGCTCGCGCAGCGTTGCCATATTTCACCCATAAAAAAGCCCGCAGCCGCGGGCATCAAAGACTGGACATCCATTCTTCAAGTTCAGAGACTTCAGCGCCTTCTTCCTGCTCACCCCATTTCAGCATCACGTCAGGAATGGTGAATTTTCCGCCCTGAGAGTTCAGCATTGCAACGGAGATCTGCGCCGCCTGAGCATCGGCGCGCCAGTCACCAATCGGACTGATGCGGTCGAACTCGATCCACATTTTGAGCTCGCTGGCGGTCATGGTCTGGCGCAGTTCGTGGAGAGTGCGCCCCAACCGGAGCGCCAGCGACATCAGGAAGAAGGTCAGCGGCTGCTTTACGGCTTTCCCGCTTCTTCCTGGCTCATGCCGAGGTTGAGGGCCTGAGCCAGCAGGCGGGAGTGCACAGGACCATAAATTTTAGATACCTGCTCCTGATCCTCATCGCTGAATACTCGCTCGCCGTTTTCATCCAGCAGAACGTCAATAAACAGAACCACATCAGCCTCTTTGTTACGCAGAAACTTTTCCGCCTCCGTCAGCGTCGGTGCCTCTTCGCCCTCGGCGAGCTGGGGATTAACGATCTCCCGGAATTTCACCCAGGCATCGCCAGAGGGTTCACGCAGCGTTACCTTTGCGCCATCCCATTCAGGGACCGTGATACCTTCTTTGGTGCGATAGGCTTTCGATGCTGTAAGCGCCACGTTGCGTAATGAATTCTGTGATGTTTTTTGCGGCATTTCATTTTTCTCTTGTTACATGATCAAAGGGATAAAAAAAGCGGCCGAAGCCGCTCAGGAACCAGACGCGTAGATGCGTTTAGGTTTGCCGCGTACACGCAGAGAATAGGTAGCGCCAACAACGGAAGATGTTGCAGCAGACCATGAGCTCTGGCGTACCTCCACCAGCACGTAGAAACCATTACCAGACGGGAACACCACACGCAGCGCGCGCAGTTCGTCATTTTCGTAAGCGGTCTGCAGTGCCTCCTGTGCTGCTTCATCGCCAACCCAGTTACGGGTAATGCTCATTTCAGCTGGCGCGGCGAGGCCGTTGGTTTGCTCCTGTTCAGTTGAGCAAAGCGTGGTTACGTCGATATCCCCTTTCTGCCCGCCGGTGAAGGTGATCTCCTTTGTTGCACAGGCCGCTTCCAGCCAGGTAATACCAGCCCCCGGGAAACCTGAGGCGTTAAAATCCTCAGCGGTTACCGGTGCGTCGGAGACGGCAAAGGTCATCCCCTTTGTAACTTCATACTTACTGGTCATGGTTTCTCCAGATAAAAAAAGACCGCCGGGGCGGTCTGTTATGGTGGGTAAGGTTAAACGGTTACCTGAAATTCGAGCGTTGCCCGGTGATAGCGCAAATCAGGCTCATAGCCCGGCGTTTTCACAATGCTTTCCGGCTTCAGCACCTGCAGAGCATCAAGCGCCATATTCCTGATCGTGCGAGCTTCAGCGATGGTGCTGGAATAAACATCAACCTGGACAGAAACGGCAGATTCAGCCTGACCGCAAAGAACATCTGCGGCCACGTCGGTAATAATCGAGAAAATTACCCAGGGCGGCGAGACTGAAGGCTTCCCGTCACTGCCGAGCGGCGCAACGTAGGGATAAACCTGCCCTCCGGCCAGCGGCGCCAGCAGAGGATAGAGATCTTCTTCCGTCATTTGCTTAATGCCTCGTCAATGGCCTGGTTCATTCGCCTGATCGCGACCTCCGTCGCCTGCTCCTGGCGAACATCGAACGCGGGACGAATGAACGGGTGCGGCGGCATGTTAACGGTGCCCATTTCTACGAAACGCCAGTAAAACGCATTACGCGGATCGCTGGCTTTCATGGTGTTGTCGCTATTACCGGTTCGCATGTTGCGGCCACGGATGTGAATACCGGAAGATATTTCGCCGCGTCGGCGGCTTTTTTGGGTCACCACCACCACGTTTTTTTTCAGTTTCCCGGTACGCACCGGAGCGCGGGCGATCATTTCTTCCTTAAGCACTTCGGCGCCAGCGCGCGTGGCATCACGCAGAACCTTGTTGTTTTCAGCGCGGCTAAGCGCCTCCAGATCCTTTGCGATGTCATTTAACCCGGAAAAATCGAGGCTCGTCTCAATCATTTTTCAGCTCCCGTTTTGCATAGAATTTCCAGGCGAGTGCCGGTCGCATTTGCTACAGGAGGACCGATGATATTTAGCACCTGACCTTTATACGGGCCGCTGAGCACTTCCAGACGAGAAGAGGCATTCAGCTCTGACCTGAAGCGCATCCAGACGCGAATGGTTGCCTGCGCCGTCTCCGCGCCGCCTGAAAGTTGTTCTCTGCCGCTGATCCCTTTCACCTCAGCCGGGACCGGGTTGCCACCAGTCCACGATTCAACCGGCTGGCCAGAAGGATCTCGCGAGGTTGTGAAGGTGAGAATTTTTACCCGGTGCCTGAATCGTCCAGGTTCCATCAGGAGCCCTCCTCAGGTTCAGATTTACCGCGCCAGTTGTGATGGATGAACATCATGCGTTCTGCTGCAGCGTTCTCATAAAGCTGTACTTCGCTTTGCGCGGTGCGGTGTTCAAACATGTCAGCAAAGACAAGGAGAATGGCGCCCTTAACGGCTGCAGGAATATCAGCTGCAACCTTCCATGCTGGTTCATCGCACCAGCGTATGCAGTAATCAAAAGCAGCCTGGGCGTACAGCGTGATCAGCTCGTCCCTGTCGTCTTCCTCAAACTCAATCTGCTGCTTAAACAGACTGAGATTCATTACATCGAGAACATCAATCGCCATACGTTAAAGGGCGGGTTTCCCCGCCCCCTCCATCATGAGCCAGAAGAGAAGGTGCCCTTGATGATTGCCGTCGGGCGATAGTGCGCCAGCGCCAGGCGCTCTTCGCACAGGATGGTCAGCATGTTTTTCACGAAGTTATCGCGGTCTTCACGGCTGACTTCCACGGTGGCATCCATGCGATCCCACACCTGTGAGGCCATATCAAAACCTCCCACCGTAAAGGTACCGGCGGCCTGCGCCTTAGTCGGAACCACTGGCAGGCCCCACATGATGTTGCTGGTAAACGCCTGAGGACCACCGAAGATATAGCGGCCTTCGTTGTCTTTCAGCAGCGCGATGTTGTGCCAGTCGCGCGGGTTCAGGACGATACCGGAAGCGCTAAACTCAGACTCTGTCACCTGGTAAATAGCGTGAGCGATAATGTCAGCGCGGGTGTCGCCAGTGGCATTCAGCGAGGTGTCGTAGGCGGTTGCAACTTTGTTCAGACCTTCCAGGTTATCCCCGGTACCGTCGCCGTTCAGCAGCTGGCCTTCTTCCTTCAGCGCCAGACCGTACATGAGGCGGTTGTTGACGTATGACTGCAGCATTGGCGCATCGTCCATAACCTGACGTGACGCCTGCACCCAGTGGGCGATGGTCTTCACGTTCGCGGTCTGCTTGCTGAAGGTAATATCCGATTCAGGTTTCAGCGCCTTCTCGGCCACCACATCGGCATTATTGGTAAACACCTCTTCACGCACGTATTCGAGAGCGTTGCTGGAAATTCGGCCCTGAGCCAGCAGGTCACGGATAGTCAGACGGCGCAGACCAGGCATGATGATGCCAGGGATCTGCATCGGCTGGATCAGTGAGCCAGCAGAATCAGCGTCACTGCCGAGAGACTTGTTAAACGTCTTCGCGTCGAAGGTGCCCTGTTTGCCGTCCCATGACTTGATGAGCTCTTCAGCAGCACGTTCAGAGAAGGATTTCTTCTCACCCGGATTTTCAGCACCAGAAGCCAATTTCTGTTCCAGATCGAAGAGACGCGTACCGGATTTGGTCAGTTCTTCCTGCACTTTTGCCAGGTCGGACTGCAGCTGTTTGGAAACCTGGCCCGTGCTTTCGATTTCAGCTTTCTGCGCATCGAACAGCTGAGACATTTTCTGCTGGGACTCTTCGATAGCTTTTTGAATGAGAGCGAGTTCAGACATAATTAATTACCTAAATTAGAAGGAAAAGATTTGATGCTCTGAAGCAGAGCTTTGATTTGTGCTTCGTTTCCGTCGCCCTCGGACTCGCTCCGAATCGCTGACTTAAACCGGGCTATTAACCCAACTGCCTGTGATTTGGTGAGCCCGACTGAATCCCTCAGCCAGTTCTCCACATCACGGATCGTTTCAATGCCATCGACACTTTTCATGGCTGCGATGCCAGCCTGTTCGTTGGCGGGGAAGGTGCAGACGCTTATTTCGCGCAGTGCCTGGACATTCTTAAAAATGCGGCCTGTGGGAATGATGGTGTAATCATCTTTTGCAACGGAAAAGCCAACCGACATGCCCTCAACCGTACCGTGCTGCATTGCAGCTTTCAGATCAGTGGCCCCACTGTGCCCTGGCGTTAGTTGACCGCGCACATACAGCCCTTTTTGGTCTTCTTCCAGGTTGTCCCATTTACCAACCGGCAGCTCCCAAGTCTTGTGGTTGAAAAACATCGCCACTTTACGGGTCTGGTTCGCCAGTGCGTTTTTAAACGCCCCGGGTAGAATGATGTCGCCATCTGAATCGGTGTTATTGAAGACAGAGGCGTAACCTTCGAAAATCCCCTGCTTCCCGTCACCGGTGAATTTGATTTCTGTCTCGTCGAAGGACAGCGTTTTTACGATTTCAGGCATCACGGCCCCCATAAAAATTAAGCCCCGTTATTACGGGGCTCTTTGTTGGTTCCTAAATCGGTGATCGGCACGTATTGCGACTGGCGCATTGCCACATCGCCACCCGGCAATGGCGGGAGGTTGT